TGTTCTCACGTTGAGTGGTAATGTATCTTTAGCTGCCGGATCACAAGTTACGCAGCAAAATAATAGTGCGGCGTATGGTATGGTTAAAACCACAACATCTTCATCAAATAGTGTGACATTAATCGGTGTTCAAGGGACATTTGATTCAACTAACGATATTGTTGATGATGGTGCAAGTACTAGCGTAAATCCAACAAACGTTGCTACTACATATACAAGTAAACCAACTTGGACATCAACAATTGACGGAGGAACCTTCTAGAGATTATGAATAGTGAAGTAGATATTAATGTGTTAGTGACCATTTATAATCAAAAATTAGCATCACTAACAAATCAAAATGTTTTGTTGGAGGCAAAAATTCAAACACTAACAAAAGAGTTTGAAGATGAAAAGAATAGATTACTATCTGAACTTTTAGAGTATAAAAAACCAGAACCAGTAACTATCAGATCTAAATCAAAACCTTCGACAAAAGATGATGATTATCAGAACTCAGAGGTTGAAGAATAATGGCAAAACCATCAACACGTCAAGGATTAATTGATTACTGTTTAAGGCGTCTAGGTGCTCCTGTCCTGGAGATAAATGTTGATGATGACCAAATAGATGATTTAGTTGATGATGCCATCCAGTACTTCAATGAGCGCCATTTTGATGGTGTTGAGAGGATGTACCTTAAGTATGAACTACAGCAAGCAGATATTGACAGGGGAAGAGCAAACGGAACGACTGGTGTTGGAATTGTAACCACCACAGCAACTTCTGTAGATAGTGGTTCTGGATCTTTCACATCAAATTTTTACGAAAATTCTAATTTTATTCAAGTTCCAGATTCAGTTATTGGGATTGAAAAGATATTTAAATTTGATACTAGCAGCATCTCTGGTGGGATGTTCAGTATTAAATATCAATTATTTTTAAACGATCTAAATTACTTTAATTCTGTTGAGTTATTACAATATGCAATGACTAAGAGTTATTTGGAAGATATTGATTTCTTATTAACAACTGATAAGCAAATCAGATTTAATAAGCGTCAAGATAGAATGTATCTTGATATTGATTGGAATGCACAAAATGCTGGAGACTTTTTAGTTATTGATTGTTATAGAGCACTTGATCCAGATTCATTTACTCAAGTTTATAATGATAGTTTTGTTAAAAAATATCTAACATCATTAATCAAACGCCAGTGGGGACAAAATTTAATTAAATTTAGGGGAGTTAAATTGCCAGGTGGTATTGAATTAAATGGTAGAGAAATTTATGAAGATGCTGAAAAAGAAATAGAACAACTCAAGCAAATAATGATGCTTGAGCACGAATTACCACCTCTAGATCTTATTGGATAATGTTAAACCCATTTTTTCTACAAGGTTCTCAGTCCGAACAAAGACTTGTTCAAGAACTAATTAATGAGCAACTTAGAATGTATGGGGTTGATGTTACCTACATTCCAAGAAAGATAGTTAATAGAGATACTATATTAAACGAAGTTGAAACTTCCAAATTTGATGATAACTACACTATTGAAGCATATGTCAACACATATGAAGGACATTCTGGTGCTGGAGATATTCTAACTAAATTTGGAATGTCACTTAGAGATGAGTTGACAATTACAATATCAAAAGAAAGATTTGATGATTTTATCGCAATGTTTCTTGAGGGAGAAAGTGATGATGAAATTATTGTATCTGGTAGACCAAGAGAAGGTGATTTAATTTATTTTCCTTTTGGACAAAGATTATTTGAAGTTAAATTTGTAGAACACGAAGATCCTTTCTATCAGTTAGGCAAAAACTACGTCTATCAACTCAAGTGTGAACTCTTTGAATATGAAGACGAAGTTATTAACACATCTGTTGATGAAATAGATACTCAAATTCAAGATGAAGGTTATATTACCACACTAAAACTTGCTGGAATTGGTGAGACTGCATCAGTATCCCCTGTTATCAATACTGGTTATGTAAGAGAAGTATTTTTGAATAATGATGGAAATGGTTACACATCATCACCAATCATCCAGTTTGATGATTCACCAGTATCAGGTGGAACTGCAACAGCAGTTGCCATAACAACAGCAGTTGCTGGTGTTCGTTCAATAAAAGAAATTCTATTAACAAATGCTGGATTTGGTTATACTTCCGCACCAGGAATAACAATTTATAGTGGTGGTGGTGTTGGAGCAGCAGCAACTGCTTCAATTGAAACTACAGATAAAGGTGTTGTTTCCTTTGCTTTGGTTAATGCTGGTTCTGCATATCCTGCAGTTCCTACAGTTACGGTTGCTCATCCATCTGTAGGTGCAGTTGCAACAGCATCTACCACGAGTGGAATTGTTACATCAATTACATTGACAAATCCAGGAACACAATATAAAACTGCACCCACAGTTACATTGTCAACACCATCTTCTGGTATCAATACAGCAACAGCAACAGCAACTATTGGCACTGGAGGTACGGTAACCGGATTTACAATTACTAGTGGTGGAAGTGGTTATGATGGATCTGTAATAGTTTCAATCTCCAATGAAGATTCAAATAAAAATGGTGTTAGAGCAGTTGCAAGGGCAGAAATTTCGGAAGGAAATGTTATTACTGCAGTAAGAATTGTTAATCCTGGTATTGGTTATACAGAAAACCCAACAGTCACTGTTGCAGATCCTCCAGCAATTTCAGGTATTGGAACATATCAATTTAATGAATTAATTACAGGAGAATCTTCGAGAACAACAGCAAGAGTCAAAGAATGGATTCCCGAATCTAATACACTTAAAATTTCCTATGTTGATGGAACATTTACAAATGGTGAATTGATTGTTGGTGCAGCATCTTCTGCAACGTATGCGGCAGATTTTTATACCAATGATGATACCTATGATAAATATACTGACAATGATTCTATTGAGACTGAGGCAGATCTCATAGTTGATTTTACAGAATCGAACCCTTTTGGTAATTATTAATGTTAGGCACATATTTCTATCACGAAGTAATTAGAAAAACAGTTGTTTCTTTTGGAACTCTGTTTAATCAAATTTACGTGAAACATGATGATGCGAATGGAAATGTTGAAAGTGAAATTAAGGTTCCACTAGCATATGGTCCTGCTCAAAAATTCTTGGCAAGATTAGAGCAGCAGGAAGATTTAAATAGAGCAGTTCAAATTACATTGCCAAGAATGTCTTTTGAAATGAATAGTATTTCATATGACCCCACAAGAAAAGTTTCGATAACCCAAACTTTTAAGGCAGTAGATGATAATAGTAGAATTAAAAAAGTTTATATGCCAGTGCCATATAATCTTGGATTTGAATTAAACATTCTCACAAAATTAAACGATGACGCTCTTCAAATTGTTGAACAAATTCTTCCGTATTTTCAACCAGCATTTAATATTACTGTTGAGTTAGTAGACTCAATCGGAGAAAAAAGAGATATACCAGTTGTATTAGATAATATTTCATTTCAAGATGATTATGAAGGTGATTTTTCCACCCGTAGAGCTTTAATCTATACATTACAATTTACAGCAAAAACATATCTGTTTGGTCCTATTGCAGATAGCACGGATGGAATTATCCGTAAGGTTCAAGTTGATTACTATTCCGATACCGATAGACAAAAAGCAAAGAGACAAGTTAGATATACTGCTACCCCACAGGCAAGAAAAGATTATGATAACGATACTGGATCACTAACAACAGAAACTATTGATCTTACAGAAACTGTAATTGAATTAAACGATACTTCTGGTATTGCAGTTGATAATAGAGTTATCATTGATAGTGAGATTATGAAGGTAACTAAGTTAACTAGCACCTCTGTAACGGTTAAGAGGGCACACAGCGCAACAATTGCAGCAGAACACCGCAAGGGATCAAAACTCAATGTTCTCAGCACTGCTGATGATGCTCTCGTTGCACCAGGTGATGACTTTGGATTCAACGAAAGTCTTGATTTCTTTGAGAGTGGAGCAGACTTTAGTCCAACGAGAAAAATTGATATCTAATTTATGTCTGACAAATTTGATTCTATCGATGATGCTCTTAACACTAAGTGTGAGATCGTTAAAACAGAAGGACAACCTACTGAACTAAAGGTTCCCGATAAAGGTTCTCAAGACCTTACAAAGGATTATGAATATACAAGAGCAAACTTATATTCATTGATTGAAAAAGGTCAAGAAGCGATCAATGGTATCATGGAACTTGCTGGGGAAGGTGGAAGTCCCAGAGCATATGAAGTTGCTGGACAACTTATTAAAAGTGTTGCAGATACAACAGATAAATTAGTTGATCTTCAGAAAAAAGTAAAAGATCTTGAAGAAGATTCTACAACAAAGACAACTAATAATGTTACAAATAATGCATTATTTGTTGGATCAACATCAGATCTGCAAAAACTACTAAAACAAGGTTTTCTAAATAATAGTAACTCAGACACTAATAATGAAAAAGTGTAAGCAGGGTTATTATTACTGTTATAAAGATGAAAAGTGTAAAAAGATTCCACTAGGATATCGTGTGGGTCTGGGTGGATGGCTTCGTCGTGAAAAAGAAGAAGAAACAGAAGAGGATACGAAAAAGAATGGCAATGGAAATGGTGCAAATGGCAATGGAAATGGGAATGGGGAGTCTAATGGGGGCTCTGATGGCGGAGGAGTATCAGAAGCATGGAGTGCAAAATATAAAAAATCTATCGATTGCAATAATCCAAAAGGATTCTCACAACAAGCACACTGTAGGAATAGAAAGAAAGTGAACGAAGAAAAGAAAGATCACGAGTATTCTATGGCTCGTTCCGAACTCAAAACTATTAAGAACGCTGCTTCCCGTCTTGAAAAGAAAATGGGTAAAAAGGGTGAAGGTGAACTTAAGGCGTGGGTTCAATCAAAAATCACTAAAGCAGCAGATTATATTGATACCGCTGCAGATTATGTAACTAATGAGGAAACTATTGCAGAAAAACGTGATGGAAAATCTGCAAAAGATAAGGGATATTCTCTTCGTGATTGGTTCAAAGGTGGTGGTTGGAAACAGACAGGTGGTAAATACGATGGAAAACCCTGCGCTAAACAACCTGGTCAAAAAACCAAACCATTCTGTAGAGATGCCGATGATCGTGCATCAATGAGTAAAGATGAGAGAGAAAGAAGAGCTTCAAAAAAACGTAGAGAAGATCCAAATCCAGATAGAAAAGGGAAGGCAAAAATGGTAAGCGAAGGTAAAAAGGATGCCTGTTATCATAAGGTCAAGTCTCGTTATTCTGTGTGGCCTTCTGCTTATGCATCAGGTGCTTTAGTCAAGTGTCGTAAAAAGGGTGCTGCTAACTGGGGTAATAAGACTAAAAATGAAGGATATGATCACTCCAACTGGAGAGATGATTTCAAAGAAATGAGATTTGATTTTATTGATATTATCAAACCAGAACCACTTCAGGCAACAGATGGTATTGGAAGCAGAATGCTTGATGAAGCAAAGAAGTGTTGGAAGGGTTATAAGAAAGTAGGAACTCAAAAACTTTTTGGTAAGACTTATAATCGTTGTGTAAAAGAAGGCAATAAAACTTTTAATCAATTTTCAGAAGACTGGCAAAAGTCAAATCGTAAAGACGGTGTGGATGGAATGAGTCAAAAATCTGTTAATGCATATAAGCGCGAAAATCCAGGTTCAAAGTTGCAAACTGCTGTTACAACAAAACCATCTAAATTAAAGAAGGGAAGTAAGTCTTCAAAGAGACGTTCATCATATTGTTCCCGTTCCAAGGGTCAAAAAGATATGCATAACATTGATTGCACTAAGACCCCAGACAAGAAAATCTGTAAAGCACGAAAACGCTGGAATTGTTGAGGTTAGTGTATGAGTGAAATTTATCTTGGTAATCCTAACCTAAAAAAAGCAAATACTCAGATTGAGTGGACTGAAGATATAATCGTTGAGTTCCTCAAATGTAAAAGTGACCCTGTTTATTTTGCAAGAAATTATATAAAAATCGTTTCACTTGATCATGGTCTTGTCCCCTTTGACATGTATCCGTTTCAGGAAAAGTTAATTCAAAACTTTCATGATCAAAGATTTAATATATGTAAGATGCCTCGCCAAACTGGCAAGTCTACAACTTGTGTATCATATCTTTTACACTACGCTGTTTTTAACGACAATGTTAACGTCGCAATCTTAGCAAACAAAGCATCTACAGCAAGAGATCTACTTGGAAGATTACAACTTGCTTATGAAAACTTGCCTAAATGGATGCAACAAGGTATTATATCTTGGAATAAGGGTTCTCTCGAATTAGAAAATGGGTCCAAAATTTCAGCTAACTCTACTTCTTCATCTGCTGTCCGAGGTGGATCCTATAATGTCATCTTTCTTGATGAGTTCGCGTTCATCCCGAATCACATTGCTGATGACTTCTTTGCCTCTGTTTATCCTACTATTTCTTCTGGACAGAGCACAAAGGTAATTATTGTTTCTACTCCTAGGGGTATGAATCATTTCTACCGTATGTGGCATGATGCAGAAAAAGGTAAGAATGAATATATACCAACAGATGTTCACTGGTCCGAAGTTCCTGGTAGAGATATAGTATGGAAAGAACAAACTATTGCCAACACTTCTGAGCAACAATTCAAAGTTGAATTTGAATGTGAATTTCTTGGATCTGTTAATACTCTTATTAGTCCTGCAAAGTTAAGGAATTTAGTTTATGATGAACCAATTCAAAGAAATGCTGGTTTAGACATTTATGAAGATCCTCAAGAATCACACAACTATCTTACTACTGTCGATGTTGCTCGCGGGATGGGGAACGATTATTCTGCATTTATTATATTTGATATTACAGAGTTCCCATATAGGGTAGTAGCAAAGTATAGAAACAATGAAATTAAACCAATGTTGTTTCCTAGTGTTATTGATGAAGTCACGAGAGCATATAATAATTCATTTGTTTTAGTAGAAGTTAATGATATTGGTGATCAAGTAGCAAGTATTTTGCATTTTGATTTAGAAAATGAAAATCTTCTCATGTGTTCTATGAGAGGGCGTGCTGGTCAAATTGTTGGATCTGGGTTTAGTGGTAAAAAATCTCAACTTGGCGTGCGAACAACGGCAGCAGTTAAAAAATTAGGATGTTCAAATTTAAAAACTCTTCTAGAAGACGATAAGATATTGGTTTCGGATTATGAAATTATTTCAGAATTAACAACATTTGCTCAAAAACACAATTCTTTTGAGGCAGAAGAAGGTTGTAATGATGACCTTGCTATGTGTTTAGTTATTTTCTCCTGGTTAGTTGCACAAGACTACTTCAAAGAAATGACTGATAATGATATTCGTAAAAGATTGTATGAAGAACAAAAGAATCAGATAGAACAAGACATGGCACCGTTTGGTTTTATTGCTGATGGATTTAACGAATCCACGTTTACTGATAATGAAGGCGAAACTTGGTATGCTGATGAATATGGTGATAAATCTTACATGTGGGATTATATGTAATGGACTTTGATGAAGAGTTTGAATTAGAACACTTAATCTTTAAACAAAGGAAATGTAAGTCATGTGGGGTGATAAAGGATTTAGTTGATGGATATTATAAAACTAGAAAGGGTGGTGGACCTTCTGCATATTCATATGAATGTAAAGAATGCACGAAAATAAGAGTGATTAATACTAGAAAGATAAAAAAATCAAAAGATATCTGCAAATATCTTGATTCATATCCTGATTGGTAGGTGTTCACACACTGTTTCCCGAATGAAAATACCTGTTTTAATAAATATTTTTAGAATAAACTAGGACTGAGAGAGGAACTTAAGATGCCGCTAAATTTAGCATCTCCTGGCATTGTTGTTAAGGAAGTTGATCTAACCATTGGAAGGGTTGATCCAACTGCCGAAGGTATTGGTGCGATTGTTGGACCTTTCGAAAAAGGTCCAGTCAATGAACCAGTTCTTATCAATAGTGAGCAGGAGCTTTTAAACACATTCGGAAGTCCATACGCAACTGATAACCACTACGAAACGTGGTTGGTGGCATCTTCATATCTTGCATATGGTGGATCTCTTCAGGTCGTAAGATCTGATGATACCG